GCCGGGGAGGGCGCGTGAGGGAACTGCTCGCTCGAGCCGCGGCCGCCGGCCTCACCGTCCATGGGGCGCACCTGTCGGGCGACATGATCGGTTGCTACGTTCCCGAACTGCGGCGCATCTACTTCGACCTGTCTCTGACGGCTGCTGAGCGGCGCTCTGCGATCGCGCACGAGCTCGGGCACCACCACTACGGGCACGACTGCAGCACGCCCGCTAACGAGCGCCAGGCGGACGCGTACGCAGCCGCCCTGCTGGTTGAGCCCGAGTGGTATGCCGAGCTTGAGCGCATCCACCACGACGCCGAGTGGATCGCGGAAGAGATGAGCGTCGCGCCGTGGGTAATCGTCGACTACCGGCGGTACTGCTTGCAGCGCATCGGGGAGGCCACGTACACACGCGCTCGAATGGGTGCTGGGCAGTGGCTTCACCGGGCCTGACCCCGTAGGCACGCCTTATCCAGACGGCAAACTCCATTGATTTTCCGGGGAACTGTATTTACAGACACGTCCGTGCGATAATTGGTGAAAACCGCGTGATTCTGCGGCAGAATGGCCCATTGGTGGGTGCGGGTATTACTGGTTCGATTCCCGTCAGCCCCTCCAATGATTGCAAGGCAAAACAGGGCACTTCGGACCCTGTGCCTACATCTCGGCCTACATGTCGGTGGTCACGCCTAGAAATAGGGAGTGACCATGACAGCGCCCACCCGGAACGACCTTTGGTGCTTGACGTGCGACCGCGGGGCTGAGGGCTGCGCCCACCCGCTGGAGTGTCATTGCGGTGCCGCGGTCGTGCTCGACAGCGATCCGGATATTGCGACGGACATGACGATCGGGTTGGCCTCGGGCTACTGCCGAGACTGCGCGGCGGTGCGGTGTGACGCCTACCCAGGAGCTTGTCGTGGCTAGCATCGGCGCGCGCACCAATGCCGATGGCGAGGTCCGCTACCGGGTGCAGGCGCGGGTAGACGGGAAGCCGCAGCAGAAGACATTCCTGCACATCGAGGGCGCGAAGGACTTCGCCAGTCGTGTCGAGAAGATCGGATGGGATGCCGCGGTCAAGGTTCTCGAGGCCCGCCAACGCATCCACACGACACCGTCTCTCAAGGACTGGACAGAGCTCTACCTGGACGCCGCATCTGGAATGCTGACTGGCATCGAGGAAGGCACCAGGGAGGACTACAAGCGCGCCGCCGAGCGATCGTTCTTGCAGATCCTGGGCGATATGCCGGTTGATGCGATCACTAAGGCTGACGTCGGCCGGTGGGTGTCGTGGCAGGAGAAGCAACTGTCGCAGGGGCGTAAGCAGCCGGTGTCGCAGAAGACGGTGCAGAACTACCACTCGATCCTGTCCGCGGCGTTGCGGGCCGCCGTGGAGCACAAGCTGCGGGATGACAACCCTGCATGGAAGACGCGGATCACGCGTGGCGAGAAGCGTGAGGGCGTGTTCCTGACGCCGGAAGAGTTCTCGACGATCCTGTACTTCACACCCGACCGGTACGTGGGGTTCCTGATGTTCCTCGCCGGCACCGGCTGCAGGTGGGGTGAAGCGACCGCGCTGACGTGGGGAAAGTTGAACCTGACCGGGACGCCGCCGACCGTGCGTATAGATAAGGCATGGAAGCGTGCACCGCGGGGTCAGAAGGTGCTCAAGCAGCCGAAGTCGAAGAAGTCGAACCGCACGGTCAGTCTGACGCCGGATGTGATCGCGGCATTGGGTGAACCGGGGCCCGCGGACGAGCTCGTGTTCCCGAGTCGCACGGGTAAGGCGATGATGCATTCGAGCTTCCGGTCGAACGTGTGGTTGCCGTTGATGGCTCGAGCGCATGACGAGAAGCTGTGCGAGGAAGCGGGCGTGGAGGTGCTGCGGAAGAACCCGAACCCACACGACCTACGCCACTCGCACGCGTCCTGGTTGATCGCTGCAGGTGTGCCGTTGCCGTTCGTGCAGGCGAGGCTCGGACACGAGAACATCACGACCACCGTGGGCACGTACGGGCATCTTCAGCCGGATGCGCACATGCAGATGGCTGACGCGATTGGCAGCACTTTGTCTGGTGTTCGGCGTCTGAAACAGGTCACTGAGTAACAGTCAGCGCAAGTCCACTTGACATGTCGTTAATTACAGACGCATACTAGGGACATGCAGACAACGAACCCAGGCCGGTGGGGCGAGGTGGCAGCCAGAAGATGACCAGCCCGGACGATGGTGTCCGGGCGTAGACCAAAATGGCGAGCCCGCAGTACACGCACCAACCTTGGACGATGCTGTCCCCCAAAAACGAATAACGCCCCCACCGCTGACTATGCGCGGTGGGGGCGTTTCGGGTTGTTAGGCGCTGCGTCGTTGCGCGCGTTGTGTCCGTCGTGTGTCGCGGATCCTTGTGAGCCGGTGGATGAGCATGGGGTGTGTGTGGAGTGCTTCGGTGGTGTCGATGGCGTGTTCGAGGAGTTGGTAGTACCGGGCGGGGGTGAGTCCGAGTTGCCGGCGGATGGCTTCTTCTTTCCATCCTGTGTGCGTGCCCCATTCCTGTTCGAAGTCGAGGAGCCGCGTCATGTCCATAAGAGGAGTGTGCACGCGGCCACCGACATCGTTGGAAAGTGTTGTGATTGGTGGCACGGTTCGGTAAACTGTGTGCATGACAACCACCGACACCGCACTCTCCGAGCGGGCCAAGAAGTTCGACGACATCCAGGACGCGATCGAGGAGGTGCATTACCGCTTTCGTTGCTTCACGTCCACTGCGGACATGGTCAACCGGGCCAGCCACCTCATCGCCCTGTCCGACGCCATCTCAGATCTCTCTTCCTGGCATGATTCCGTGGACGACCACGGGCGCCTGGGGTGGGAGCGAGATGATGATCAGGTCGGATTGGAAATGGCGCCCTGACGACTGCGGCTACTCGCATGTCCCCGAACCCGAAACGCACACTGAGCACTGAGGATGAGGTGGCGATTCGTGCGGCAATGCTTGCCCATGAGGATGCGTACGCTGCGTTGAAGTCTGCCGTCGCCGCATCGACCGCGAGCGTCCGTTCCCTGGCTGAGTTCACTGGCATGTCTACTCAGACCATTCAGCGTTGGAAGCACGACGGCTGATTGTCGCCGCCCGGTCGTACGATCGACACCATGTTTATCGGTTTGGTTCGCCCGGTTGAGGTTAAGACGCGTGAGGTGCGTGGTGAGGGTATCGCCGCTATCCACGAGCAGCTTGAGGCGCCGGCTGGGTGGGAGTTGACGGAAGCGCATATGGGTCGGCAGCCGGGTACGACGGAGTTCTTGACGGTGGGGCGGTTCGCGCGTCGTGACGAAACGACGGAGATCGAAGCGGACGATATCGAGACGTTGCGGTCGAAGGTGCCGGATGGGTGGCAGTTGCTCAACATCCGGCAGGTGTGATGTCGGTGGCTCTGTCGTAGCATCGTGTTCGTCTCGGCCGGAGAAAGAGAGAATCCGGTCTTGGGATCCACGAAAGTCACTGACGAGAAACTGCAACGCGTCCTCGATAGTGTGCCGCCGGTCACATTGCCGCACACCGCGTACGGACCCGTCGAGCTCACATGGTTACCGCCCGGGGAGTATGTGGCGGTGTGGGCGTGGGTGCAATGGCCCGACCGTGCAGCCACCCGAGTGCCGGCGTTCGTTCACGGGTACAACGACCGCGTCTGCCTCATCAAGTTCGAAACGGACACGGGGACGCGGCAAGTGTCGGTGTGGCGCAACGCCGTCCGCAAACGCAAATAGCCCCCCCGCGACCGACTCCTAAGAGACGGCCGCGGGGGCTGAACTAAATTCCTGCTTTGGTGAGTATCAGTAGGCGAGGGAAATGATCGACAGGCCGATCACAACCAGGGACGCGACCGCCGAGGCGGCAGAGAGCGCGACGGACGCGATGGCTAACGCTTGGAGCGGACCGTCGTCACCCCTCGACACCGGGATAGTGCCCGCCATGACAGAAGTTGCGGCAAGAATCGTGCGGCCGCAGTCGCGGCCGTTCGGATGGACCGACTCAATCGTCATCGTTCGTCGCCCTTCATGTTGTTTCTATTCTCCCATTCGGGAGGGCTCGCGCGCAGGCAGATATGATCACCCGCATGGGGAAACGACGTCGCCGCAGCCGCGACACATGGTGGAAGCAGAGCGTCGGCGGGATCTCGGTAGCAGCCCTACTCGCCGTTGTGTTCGGGGTCGTCCTGGCCGGAACAGTCGTAACGGCCTTCGCTCTGCGACCCGCCTCCGATGCCGCGGCACCCGCCCCGTCCTACTCTCCGGCAGCCTCGTACTCGTTCCAGGACGACCCGGCTGACGCTGCACCCCGAGTCGTATTCATCGGTGACTCGTACACGGGTGGGTCAGAGGAGGACTCTGGACCCGACGCGCGGTGGCCCGGGCTGATTGACCAGGAGCTCGGATTGCGAGGCGCGGTCCTCGCGCGGGGCGGCTCCGGCTACCTAACCGTTGGACCAACCGGCGAGGCGCTGCCCGCTGTAGTGCCTGAGATTCCGACTGACGCGACCCTCATCGTAATATTCGGCAGCCGCAACGATGTCGCGACATCCTCCGAAGTGGAAATCGCCGCCAACGCCATGTTCGATGCCGTCCAGGTGCAGGCGCCGTCTGCGCGCGTGCTCGTCGTCGGCCCGGCGTGGATCACTTCCGACCCGCCTGACAACCTGCTCGCCTCCGACGATGGGCTGGCCGCCGCGGCGGGCGCTCACGGGTTTGACTTCGTGAGCGCCCTGGATGCGGGCGTCCTCGCAGATCGTGCGGACCTGATCGGCGAGGACGGCGTGCACCCGAACGATGCCGGTCACGCCGTCCTCGCCGGATTTATCAGCCCACTGGTCGCTGAGCGCGTCGCAGGCTAGATCCGCACCATCTCGGCCGCGAAAGCAGACGCCCAGTCCGCGTACCCGAAGGCATTCGGATGCACCTGGTCGTTCATCATTCCGCTGGGCAGACCAATCGCTTCCGCGCCCGGCTTCCAGAACCTCGCGTAGAGGTCGAAGAACGGAACGCGGAGCGTGCGAAGCGCCTGCTCGTACACCGGCTCGTACGCCAACTGATTCGCCAGCGCTCCGGCAGCAGACGGGAACGGCGGGATCACGATCACATCTCCCGACACCTGAGCCGCCGTGATGAGCGTCTGGATGTTCGCGAGATACGTCGCCGGCGCGACCGCCGTCGTGGCGTCGTTGATGCCGAGGCTGATGATGGTCAGGTCCGGCTGGTAGGCACGGATACAGCCCGGTCCTCCGAAGGTGGTGGCACTGGCGACCCATTTGGATGTGGTGCTGGAACCGACGCCGGCATTGCCGACGCGCACCCGTCGCGCGGTGGACAACCATGGCTCGATGCCGAGAATGTGAACCGCGCCACCAGTCGGCCCGCTGATAGTGACGGCATTGCTCGTCGCGGCACTACCGGCCGAGACGGTCACCTTCCCTACACCGCCCGCAGCAGCCGTGGCCTGATCGACCGACGACCCTCCGGTCGCCTGCACTGTGAATGTGCCAAGCCCCGAGTTCGTCGCGAAGTACACGTCGAAACGATCGGCGAGCACGCCCGGGTCGGCATACACGAGGGTTCCGGATGCGCCAGCGGCGGCGGTGTAGTCCGCGCCCTCGCCCCAGCCGAGCGTCGTGACCGACCATCCTGCGCCTGCGGTCCATCGTGAGTCCGGGTTGCCCGACAGGATCGACGGCGGGATACCCAGCCCCTTCGCGGCGGGAACATACCCGCCGAGAATCGACGCGAGCTGATACGGGAAGGAGGTGGGCGTCCCGGACTGCGTCCCGGACGAACCGATACCCGCGGTGGTCGAATCGCCGACCGACAGCACCTTCGTGTCGGCGATGCCGGCGCGGGTTCGACCCATCGCGAGACGGAACTTCTGGAACTGTCGAGAGTTGCCCACGAGCAGTCCTGTATACGGGACAGCGCCAGTCGCAGATGTCTCGACAGCGACGATGGAGAGTGACGCCCAAGACTTTGTCGCGGCGGATGCCGCGCCCAAAGCCCACAGGCCGTGCGTGGTCACGGTGTTGAACGCGGACTCGGTCACGCTGATGATTAGCGTTCCGTTGCGGTACACCTCAATCGTGTCACCGACCGCTCGCACCCGCATGACGTCTCCGGTCACCACAGCAACGGTGAACGACCCAATCTGGGTGACCGATCCGGCCACGTTCCGGTACACCTTGACGCCGCCACCATCTGCGAACGCGACGTAGACCCCGTTCGTGTTACTCGACGTGCGCACCGAGATACCGGCACCGCTCGCAGACGATCCCGCGACCGTCACATCGATCACGACATCGGGTGACTCCGCGTCGTGGACGGCGAAGTTGAACGCGCCGCCTGACACGACGTACGCCTTGCCACCCGAGACGCCCCACACGCCCGAGAGTGCCGCCCACGCGTGCCCGAGGGTGGTCGTGGAGTCCGCCCGGTTGAACACGTCGGTAAACGGCGAACCACTGTTCGGCGGCGGCGGTGTGATATCCGTGAAACGCGCCGTCAGAAGCAGCGGGCGCAGTCGGAGCGACAGCCACCACGCCAAATAAGCGTGTCCGTCCTGCGTCGGGTGAACGGTGTCTTCCGAGATGTACAGGTCGGAGTTGCCGTCGTGGGCCGGGGTGCCGAGGCGACCCGTCCCGGTGAACGGGTTGGCGGTGATCGTGTCGACGAGCTCGTCGGCGCTGGCCGCTGCTCCCCCGAAGATCGCCTGCTGCACCCCGACGTATGCCGCCGTTGCCGACCCCTGCGTCAGTGGACCGGTGACGATGATCTGCGTCGTCGGCAGTGCCGCACGGAGGGCAGCGAGGTACGTCTGCACCTCCGTGGTGAGCGCGGGGCGCGGGTAGGTGGTCGAGTTCTCGTCGTTGTGACCGAGGGCGACGATCACCACCTGAGGCGCGAGGCGCGTCACCTGTGCGATCCGATCGCGTGCCTTCGACGTGGCGCCCGGGTTGAGGTACCCGGTGCCGCCCTGAGAGAGGTTCCACATGTCGGGCACCTGGAGCAGATCGCTCAGCAGACCGCCGCCAGTCGACAGCCCGCTGACACCGTTCGCGCCGGCCAGGTAGGAGTCGCCGACGAGCACGACCCGGGGTCCGACGCGTGGCGTCGCAAGGATCTTGCCGGTGACGGCTTCGACGTTCGCCCCGTAGAACTTCGTGCCCGCCGCACGGACCTCGACGAGCCGCGTGCCGGTAGTCGAACCGAAGTCCAGCAGGATCGACGCGAAGCCGCTACCGGTCGCGCCGAACGGCTGAATGTTCAGCGGCACTCCGTCGACGAAGATCCAGTAGCGGGCGTTGGCGTAGTGCTTGAACACCAGCTCGAGGTACCGACCGGAGTGCTGCATCTTCGCTTTGAACGGCGCGAGCCCGTTGACGACGCCATCGACGTAATCGAACGATGCCGCCATGTTGTCGGGGAACGTAGCCCCGGCGTTCACGGTCGGCTCGCTGCCGAGGTAGCTGAAGCGCGACAGGTCGTTCGGCGCGTAGGCGGCGAGGAACCCAGCGGCCGCCGCCCGCCCGCTCGGAATGACCGTCGCAGCGGACGACCGCGTGGACACCGTCACCGTACACGGACGCGCCGTGACCACCGGAACGGGCGCGAACTGCTGAGCCACAGCCACGAACGACTGCTCCCCGAACCCAGCAATGGCGCTGTTTAGTTCGGCTCCGATGTCGCTTGTTGCGTCACCGATCTGCTCGGCTACGGTCTCGAGTGCACGGTCGAACTGTGTCTCGAGGTGACCAAGTCGCGCGGCCGAAACCGGCTTAGTCGGATCCCCGTTTGCCCATGTCTGCTTGACGTACTCGCCCATCAGCCCTCCACATTGTGTGCGCCATCAACACGCGGGGTGTCGTTGCCGCGGAAAGCGACAGACGTCAGCAGCGACACCAGACCAGCCAGACCAGACACCGACGCTATCTGCACAAAGTCGATGTCGAGGATGCCGGTGACGTTCGCCGTCAGAGTCGCGACCGCAGCCTGAGCGGTTGTCGCCACAACACGATCGAGAGTGTCGATCCAGAACTGCTTGGATGCGTACTTGGACATGGTTCCTCCCAGGAACGACGAAGCCGGCCCCGAGAGGCCGGCAGAAGCGATTAGGTGGTTACTTGGCGCGAATGTCGCGCTCGGGCGGCAACTGGATCCGCCGCTGATACCAGAACATCGTCCACGCGACGATGACGAGAAGCAGGTACAGACCGAACGCGACCCACTCGCGCCCAGGGAACCCGCCCGTGTACCGAACGATCGCGATGAAGGACACCACCAGGATCAGCGTCACCTTCTGCGCCGCCAGGATCCGCGAGATAGGTGCCAGGTCACGGAACCGGACCACCCGCCGCAACCAACCGCGTCCCGGTACCGGTGACGTCAAGTGATAGAACACCGCCAGAGAAAGCGGGATGACCCAGGTGAAAAGCACCACCAGGGTCCAGTCGTCAACGAGCATCAAGCCCCCCTAATTGCGGCTTCGATCCGCTCGCCAAAATGATTACGAGTGCCGTGGTCGATGATTCGACCGGTTAGCTTTGAGGCCTGCACAGCCTGGCGTTCCGCCTGCTGCAAAGTACGGTCCGCGCTAGCGATAGCCTCACGCGCCTCATCTTTGCGTTCTGCGCCGACGAGTTTCCGTAGTTTCTGCCACATCAGGCTCACCTCCCCCCGGAGTAGGGAGGGCGTCCATCGCCCGAGCCGTGACCGTGCCCGCATCAGCGAACTGAGCAATCACACGGTCCTTGACCTCGTGCGCAGCCTGCGACTTGAAGTACGCGTTCTTCCACGCGTCAGCCACAGACTTCGGGACCAGCCGCCCGGTGAGGATCATGATGACGATCACCGTGACAAGTCCCGACGCGCCGACGTCGATGAGTCGCAGGTTCGCGAAGAAGTCAGCGAATGGATCCATCGTGCACCTCCGCCCCACTGCCCGCTCCCGGCCGAGCGGAACCCATCAACTCTTCGCTTCGGGGTACTGGCTCTTGATCTTGTCGCGGGTGGCGTCGGCGACCTTGTTGACCTCGGACTGCGCGAGAGTCGCCTCTTTGGAAGAGAACCGCTGGATCACGTTGAACGCGGTCCACTGCTCCCGAATCACCGTCTCGTACTGCCACCCTTCGAGCTCGACGTCCTCAAGCCCGAAGGCTCGCCACACGGCCTCATAGACGTCGTCGGTCAAGCTGAACGGTGGGACACCGGGCTGGATGATGATGCCCGAGTGTGCAACACCCCGTTTACTGATTGCGCGCATGTCGTTGTCCTCCTTTGGGACGTTTATGACTCTCGTGACACTGGTCGCGGCCGCCGAAGCAGGCACCGTCCACGGGTCGAAATCAATGAGGTGCCACTGCTCAAGCGGCCGACCGTTCTTCCCGTTGAAGTAGTCCGCAACGAACCCGTGCTTCCGGGCGTACGCGAAGAACTTCGCCGCACCCAACTGCCCCCAGTTGCCGACATCAACCGCCATCGACTCACGGCCCTCGAAATACCCACCATGCGACGAGAACCCGGGAGCCGCAGCGTTACGCCCGTACTTCCGCTTCGCCAGAACCTGAAACGACAGAGGCCGGTAACCGTTCCAACCAGGGCTGATGTAAAGCCTGATGCCCTCGTTCGCCAGCACATCAGCAACGAGAGCACGCCACCGAGCCGCGGTACCGGGTGCGAGCCTGTGCTCCCAGTAACCGTCCGCGTTAGTTCCGTTCGCGATGAGCTCGAGGCGTTCGAGTGGGATCTGGCCGTTGCCGTAGCCACCGCCGCCCATCAGTAACCCTCAGCGACCCATGTAAAGGAGCGCTTCGTGGGTGCTGAACCACCGGGATACATGGCCCGGAAACCCGTCGCGGAAGCGCTGTCGTAAGCGATCGTCGAATACGCCACAGCGCCATCGGCCTGAATCTGCGTGAACTGCAGCGACAGCAGACCGTTCGGAAAAGCCGTGTCGAACGTGACCGCCGGGGCGTACTCGTTACCGAAGCTCGTCGTAGTGAAGAAGGTGTGCTGCCCGGTCTTCTTCTGCGCCCCGCCAGGGAGGACGACCGCGTTCGCGATGCTCACCCCAGCGAGCGTCACACCCGCCAACTGGTGGGCGACAGTCTGCGTCGCGACCACCCATGCCGAACCGGACCAGACGTACCATGCCGACCCGACCCGTGCACGGTCCCCCGAGTTCAAAAGACCCGGATATGCCGTTCCAAACGAGTTCGCCGCCGCAACATCCGAGAACCGCAGGCCGCCCGCCACAGGCATAAATACGGTCCCGTCGAAAGTGACCTCGAGACGATAGAGCCCCGGCGCATCAGCGCGGCTCACGAACAACGGTTTCGCCGTCGTCGGGCCGACCCCCTCCGCAACCAGCGCGGCAACAACCTGCGCCCGCTCCGTCGTATTCGCCACAGGGACGATGTCGTTGATGGTGTTAGGGAACGTCTCGAAGATCGTCGCCCGACTGATCGAGGTGTCCCCCGGTCCCGGAATCGTGTGCTTACGGGCGTTCTCCGCCATCGTCAACCTGCTCCCCGTGGCCCACATGCCACTGTTCGTGAAGTTCCTCGTCCGCGACGACAGCGCCGCACGCCCCGCAGCGGGACCACAGCGCCCCCATTAGGCGACCACCGTGTACTGGACCGTCAGAGTCATCGCCCCGCCCCGGTCGGCTCCGTAAAGGGCGAGGTAGTCGCTGCCAGCCGTCCGGAGGCCCTTGATCCCGCCAGTTCGCCACGCCTCATACGTGGACGCTGGCAAGAGGATCCGTGCACCTTCCTGAGGCGCAAGGCCCGGACCGGCCGCTACGTCGCCCGTCCCGCCAGGTGCGCCACCTGGACGCGCCCCATCAGGGGACCCCTGCAGCACGACCGCCTTCGGGTTCGCTACCGAAGAATCGGAACGCTGCACGTCCACCCAAATGCTTGTGATCTGCGACGCGTACAAGTTCGCAACCTGGTCCCCGTACCCAGCCCACCCGATCATCGGCCCGGACCCGTACTGGTTCCCCTGCCACAAAGCCCTCACACCGCCGTAACGGTTCGTGTTCCACGAATCCCAACGCCCACCAGACACCTTGTACGACCCGGAATCCTGCGGGCTGATCGTTGCCTGACGCGCCTGCGCCTGACCCGGGTTACCGGCGCCACCACCAGGGTTCGTAGCGACCTGCTCCTTGCCCGCGATACCCAGCACCCACTGAGGGACGCCGAACCCGGTCGGATGCCGAAGCACAGCCACCGTCTCATCCAAGTCGTACGTCGACGACGTGTACCCGAGCTCCCACTCAGCACCAAGAACATCGACAGTCAACGTCTCGTCAGTGATCTCCGTGACCTTGCCCGTGACCACCGCCGCCGCAGGAGCAATGGGCCCCTCACAGAACTCGAGCCGGCCACCATTCAAAGCCGACCGGCGCAAACGAACCTTCGCGCCCGGCTCATAAATGAACGGCGCGGCTGGCAGCCAGATCGGCTCAGACCCCGACACCGTCACCTGCACACGTGACGCCGGAATATCCAACCCTGTCACGGTGCCCACGGTGAGAACCGACAAGTCAGACCCGCGCGTCACGCCCTCAGGAATCAAAGCCGCAATACGCGAGAGGTCAATCTGTGAAGCTTCCACAGTCACCTCCTACAGGATCCCCACATCGACACGCATGTCCCCATCGCCCACCGTCAGAGGCATGTCCACGGCAACGATCACGCCAAGATCCAACACACCGTCGCGAGTCACACCGATCGTGTCGTCCAACTCCGGACGCGGATCAGGAGCCATCGTCACCTTCAGAACCGAAGAACGCCGCGCAGACGTCGACAACATCGCATTCGCGGTCGCCTGACACTGCTCCACCGTCCGCAACAACGGCGACGCATAAAACTTCGGAACCGGGTTATACGTGTTCACGTTCATCGGGCCAGACGTCACCATCGCCACCGCAGACGCCTCAACACCATCCGCAGACGACCTCGCCACCACGATGTTGTACGCGCCCTCACGAGCATCCGAACGCGGAACCGACACAACCGTGCCACCCACACCATCCGTGACGCTCAGAACCGGCTCCGGAGACACCTCAACCGGCGCCTTCAACAACACCTGCCCCCACGCATCCGGACGAATAACCGCCGGCCACGCATCAGCGATCTCCCACAACGCCTCAATGCGCGACTCATCCCACGACATCGCCGCGTCCACCGGCCGATCCACCAAAGCAGGATCAAACTGCACCGCCATCTGAGGCGGCAACAACCGAACGAACTCCGACCGCAACGTCCCATCATCACGAGGTGACGTCGGAGCCAGCAACCGCGAATCCGCAGCAATCTGCAACAACCCGTAAGCCGTCACCGACACCGTCGACTCGTCATAATCCCAGTCGTCGATCTGATACCGACCCATACGCACATCCACGTCACCGACACGGATCGTGACATCCAACTGCTGCCCATACCGCGCCAACGGCGAATCAGCCTGCGTCGGCAAATAGTCCCGACGCCCATCAAACCGAGCCACCGTCATCGACAACTTGTCCGGCACATTGCTCGACGCATCCCATGTCAACCGGCCAGACAACACCGGCAACTCAGCCTCAAGCAACCGCCCCGCAAGCCACGACTGCACACGAGGACGCCACGAAACAGCCGTCGACAACGCACGATCATCCGGACCAGAACGCATCAGACAGAACCCCAGTCCGCAGTATCAAACGCATCCCACTCAAGGCCCGTGAACGCCTCATCCAAATCACTCCAAGGACGACCCTCAAACGCCGCGTCAAACCCGTCAACCCACGTGAACGCACCCAAACGAACATCCGCGAACGGGTCATCCACGATCTCGTACTGCAACGACCACAGACGAACACCCTGTACTGGGTACGCGTCAGGAGACTGGATCCGAAGCAACTGAACCACTGACACGCGCTCCAAATCTGCGACCTCGGTACCGAACCGACACACGACGGGAGCCCCGTCTGCCAGAAGAGACCGGAACGGTGTCGTTTCAGAGATCGGCAGCAGCACCTCGAAGGAACCGGCAACATCTCCGATTACGTCGTACCGGGTGACCGGGCGGGCGCGTCCTGGAACGCGGAACTTCGCCACACTCGTCGCTAGGTCAATGGATAGCGAGCCATCGAGGAGATCAGCTTGAATTGACTGCTGCCCATCCAGAGTCTGCAGCACAAGGTCCTTCTCGAACACCACAAGAACCGGTTCGGAAGCCTCCACGGCAGAACCGACCACAACCCGGTAAATAACCGGCACGTTGCCGGGAGCCCGGTTATCAACGAGCACGACCTGTCCGCCATCACCAACCCCAAACCCACCAGGCACGCGCCACGTGTAGGAGCCATCTGTGAATACGGAGTCGGAGGGTACCGTGCCCTCCCCCGGCAACACGTCCAACCCCGGAGCCAAGCCCGGGGTGTATTCGCCAATGACGCCGAATATCTCCCACGGTGCGCCGTCCGGGATCTCATCGACCACGATCTGCACCAGTTGCGGGATGCCCCCGGGCACGAGACTGGCGGTAACCGTCATGAGCGCCGACCTCCACGGAAAGTGCTAGCGAACTGTCGAACCGACCCGGCACCCTCGACCTGCATGCGCCCAATTAGCGCCCCGTCGGAATCCACCACCACTAGCTCTGACGGGCCACTAGCACCGATGGATGCGAGCGTTGCGCTCTCGTTGCGCACCATCGCAGGCACCGTACCCAGGGCCGGCGTAAGGGCCCCGGTAAGATCGGGCCGCGCGAAACCAGACGAGAACTGCGTCATAACCGCGGCACCAGACTTAGCCAGATCGTTCCACCCGCTGCCAGACAGGGGTCCCCGCTCAGCGGGCGAGTTCGGGAAGAACCCACGCACCCACCCGATGACCCCGGCGACCGCGTCGCCCGCAGGTCGCATCATGTCTCGGATGCCGTCGATCCACCCGCCGATGAGGGAACGCCCCGAGTTGTAGAGGAGGTTCCCGACGTTACCGAGTGCGGCAACAGCGCGACCCGGCAGGGACTGGATGAACCCGACAGCAGTGTTCACCCCGTTCGCGACGTTCGTCCCCAGACTGCTAGCCGCAATCGCTACTGTCTGACCGAAGCCGGCGAACGTGTTGCCCGCGTTCGCTACGACGTCTCGGAACAGACCGAACGGGCCCTGCAGACCCTGAACCGTCTGGTGCAGGTCGTCGAGGGACGAGTCTCCTTGGATCAGGGAGAACAGGAAGCTGAGGCCCCGTACCCAGTCGTTCTGCACCTTCGTGACGAACTCGATCGCCGGCAGCAGGAGCGTCATGCCGCTGATGAACAGTGGCAGTGCGTCCGTACCGAGCTTCAGTAGCTGCGGAAGCATCGGGATCAAGGTCTCGAGGAACGAGACCAGTGACGGGACCGACTCGGCCAGACTCGCCGCGAGCTCCGGCCCAGACTTCTCCACGACCGCAGCCAGGGCCGGCACGAGCTCGTCATTGGCGACGTTCGCGAGCTGCGTGACGAGGGGGAGAAAGATCTCGCCGGCACTGGTCTGCACTTCGGTCAACGACTTCGAGAGCCGCTTCTGAGAGTTTGCGGCCCCGTCGATCGTGTTCGCGAAGTCGCCCGCGTACTGGTCCGTCAGCTGCATCAGCAGCCCGTACCGGGCCTGGATCTTCTCGGCTTCTGTCATCGACGACGCGGACGTGGCGATGCCGTTAGCGAGCGCGTACTGCTCTGTGGCGGCGGCGGAGACGTCGATGCCGTATTGACGCAGGGGCTCGGATTCGCCCGCGAGGGAGGATTGGAAGAGCCCGAGCGCCTGCGAGACGTCAAGGTTCATGACGGACGCGAAGTCGACACCGCGCTGAGCGATCGACGAGAACGTGTTTGCGACGTCGCCGCCGTCGCCCGCGATCGTCTTCGAGAACGATGAGAACTGCACAGCGGCGGAGTTCAGTTCCGCTCGGGTCAACGCCATGCTGTCGGCGCTGTTCTCGCCGAGGGCGAGGATCGCGTTTGAGGCGCTCCCGTAGGACACCTCGACTGCGTTCACCGACTCCGCGAGATCCGATGCGAGGTTCACACCCTCGGACACGTAGTCGATGCCCGTGCGAACCGCGTCGCCGATCAGGTTGCCGATACCGAGCGCCGCGAACGCACCAGCGATTGGTGCAGCAAGCTTCCCCACACCACCGATGAACGAGTTCCCGAAGTTCTTCGAGCCCGACCGTCCACCCTCATCGCCCGCATCGCCAAGGATCGAAACGATGCTCGGAGAGGCCTCGCGACGGAAATTCGAGAAGTCGGGCAGGACCTCAACCCAAGCTGACTGCCAAGCATCGGCCATGGGTGCCCCCTGCTACTCGCGGCGAAAGATCCTCCGCACATCAGCAGAGGACCGAACACCTTTCGACTTACCGCCGAGACGGTTACGCCCCAACCAGTGACGCGGATACGGCTTCACGCGCTGCTTCACGAACTTCTGGTTAGTCACGTCGTACATATCTGAAAGAACCGGTTCGAGCGGGTGCAGCGGCCGATCCCACCCCGACACCGCGGCGAACACCCACGACGACGAGTCCTTGAAGAGAGCACGAGCGAGGTGGACCGCTTCGTCCCAACGGACGCCGCGGCCCACCTCGAACGCGGACACTCCGAACTTCTCCCGGAAGTCACGCGCAATCGCGTCCGGGTGCTCCTCGATCAGCTCGAGGAGCCAGAAGATTCCCCCAGGCGGAGGCCCTGCATCCAGTCGTTGAACAGCTTCGCGGCCTCGTGGAACGGCAGCTTGTCCGAGGCGTCGATCGTCTTCTGGTCCGCCCGACGCTCAAGCAGCGTGTACAGGGCGTCCAGGTTGTTGAGGTTGCGGATCTTCCGCATCTCACCCGAAGTGAGCGTGAACTGCGGCAGCTCGTACTCGACATCTTCAACAGTGAAAGTGATCGGTTCAGCCATGGGAGGACTCCAAACATCAAAGGGAGGACAAGGAAACGGGAAGGATGCGGCGGGAGTCCTCCCAGAACCCGCCGCACCCAGTCATCAGGACTCGTCGAGAGCCGAGTACCACTTCTTCACGGAACCGCCCAGGGCCTCGTTGTAGTTGCACGTGACCGTGACCTCGTAGCCAACCGGCTCACCATTGCGGTACACCTGGTTGCCGACCTCAGTCACCTGGGCCTCCGGACCATACGCGCGGATCACGTTGTCGCCATCGATGACGTCCAGCACGAACGCGAGCGTCGGACGCTCAACCGACTGATCGATCACAATCGACCCGTCGGCCGCCACAGTGCCGCCGTAGTAGAAAGCGACAGTCTCCGCCGACGTCTGCAGCAGCACAAAGTGATACTGCACGTCGCCGTCCTCGACGACCGTGCGCACCACCTTGTTCTTCTGCCACGCGCGCAGCGGAGTCGTCGACTGATTCAGGGTCTCGTCAACACCCTGATCCGACACGTAGCCAAGATCAGTCCACGTCGCGCCCAGCGCAGTCGTCGCATCAGTGGGAGCAGCAGCAACGCCAAACGCGCCAGTCGCCACGATCCCATCAACGCCCAGGTACACCTCTTCGGTGTTCTTTCCAGCCATGTGAATCTCCTCGATCGAGAGCCACGTGGGAGGCCGCGGCGATGTGGGTCAGTTGCCTCGGACGGTCGCCCGAAACGCAAAGTAGAAATGGGTAAGTGTCTTGCCGGCCACCGTGTACGCCGGATCATCGGAAACCTCATACGGGCCCGTGAACTCATCTGCGTGCACCACCGGCCCCATACGGGCACGGCACGCCTTCATCGCGTCCAGCGCGATCTTCTCGGCCTCGAGCGAGTCATCCGCCCAGACGTTGATCCCGTAACGGCGCAGCGAACGCACGTCCTCAGCAGGTCCGGAATCATTGCGGATCGTTACTAGTCGGCGAGGCATCACTTCAGGACGTTGACGCTGAACGACTAAGCCATCCCACGACGCCAACTGTGCTCGGATCCGCGCTGCAATCGCACCGTCCGAAACGGGGAATAGAACATCAAGCACCAGCGGCCCCCAATGCTCGAGCCAACGTCCCGCGCTCAGCCTCAACCCGCAAACCCAGCTCGGGGATATCGCAGCCAACCCGCCACGAGACACGTCCCAAAGGGCCCCTCGAACGGTGCTGACGGATGCTCAACCGAGACACATACCGCGGGTTAGGATCACCCTGCGCGGCGGACAGAACAGCCTCAGCAATAGGCCGCAGCGAAGACGCGATCTCTTCCGACAACGCAATCTCACGGATCACCCGTCGCGCAGAACGAGCAGGCTTCAACTGAACACGAGCCATCAGGACGCCCTCCGCACCTCAGCCACAGAACCAACCGCGGCCGTCGTATACGGGTTCACCCAATCCACAGGCGCCGCGTCACCAACGACCTGCCACCCCGAGCTCCCCCGCAGCGTCACCGAGTCGTTAACGCGAAGATCAAGATCCCCACGCCGATACAACGTGAACGCATTCGTTGACCGCGGACCATACGGCTCCGCCTGCTCAGCCGCCGTGCCAGGAGCCGGCGCAACATCCTCAATCTCGAACGTCGAAGGTGCGGACAGAACCGCGTTCCCCTGCTCGTCATATGCCCCAGTTGGCACGCCCGGACGAGTGACAGTGATGGTTTCCCCGATCACGCGTCCTCCCAAGGAAAGACCGTTGCGTCAGGGTGGAACGGCGACGACCGCGGGATCAGGTCGATCGTGAAGGCCCCGCCTCGAGCGCCCTGAAGCTTTGCGAGCTCGTCGTCCGTGATCCCGAGCCCGCCCGGGACGTCACCGCCGTACGTTCGGGAGGCCGTGAAAGGACCGGTCGTCTCGTTGGTCTGCCGGATGCCCTCAGGGTTCCGGAAAACCCGCGTGACCATAGCAACGGTCACGTCTTTCGCCGTCTCGAGCAATTCGACGGACGGGGGGACCAGTAGGGCCTCAGCAGCAATACGCGACTGCAGATCACCTACACGGAATCGGATCTCGCGTTCTGCGCGGTCAATCCAGGTCTGGATCTTCACCTCGTCAGCAGGCGCGCCACCGCCGATCCACGAGGCAATGACGTCAGCAGGTTGAGTCCAGGACATGAGCGGCTCCTAACGCCAGATCGGTAGATGGTGGGGGCTGCGTACACGCAGCCCCCACCACTCGCTTACTTCTCGGTCAGCACCCGCGGCTTCCGGGCAGGCGCCGCGCTGACAGGAGAAGCGTCCGAGTAGGGCTTCCACCCGACCGCGAACCGCTCGTCCTTCTCGTCAGCCACTGACACCACGACCTGCGTCTTGTCCTGAATGAACTTGCTCATCAGTACTCCGATCAGACGTTGGCGACGGCATCCTTCACCGTGGCGAAGGCGTCAAGGTCCATAACCGCCCAGCCATAAACCACTTCGGCGCGGAGAGCGATCTGGTTCTTCCGCTTCAGGTCGCCCAGACCGTCCGGGTCGCCGTAACGGATCAGCTCGACGGGGATGTTCTTCTGGACACCCCAGCGGAACGCATCCCACTGCCCGACGATCGCCTTCACGCCCGACGCCGAAGCGATCTCCGGAGCACCGGAAACCGTCGAGGACGAGAACGCCGGCAGACCCTCAAACGAGGACACGTTCTGGCCGAAACCGAGCTCGGGGAACTTCTTGCGGCCATCCGCGTAGCGCGAGGTCGCAACAGTCCACGAGTAGGTCGGGTCGAACGCGATACCGTTCGGCACGTAGCCGTCAGCGATGACCAGACCAGCGGCCTGCTCGATCACGATGTCAGGCGTGGTGAGCGTCGCAGTCGTGATCTCCACCGAGTTGGTGGTCGTTGCGATGCGGTCGCCGGCAACGATCGACGCCGCAACCGCACCGGTACGCGGGTTAATGCCGTGGAACCCGCCCAGGTCGAGCGCCCGAGCAAGCGCCAGGCCACCCTCGTCCGCGAGGGCCTGCAGGACGCCGAGCTGGTAAGCCTCGTCCGCCCACTGGACCTCTTCGTTGAACCGCATCGTCACCTGGAACTTGTGCGGCGTCGCGATCTTCGTGCCGAACGTGGCGTTGGTGTCCGCCTTATCCGCGCCCTCAGCGACGAGCTCAGCCTTCGGCCGGCCGGTCAGGGTCATGTAGGTGACCTCACCGAACTGCTGCGGCTCAGCGCCCGACAGGGCCGCGATAGCGGAACCCTGCTGCGCCTTCTTGAACATGCCGTCGGCGATGTTCTTCGGGAGAGTGATTCCCGAGGTAGCAAGAACTGCCATGATCTTTCCTCTGCTAGTTAGTCACCGCGCGCAAACAGTTCCTTCGCGAACTCTGCTTCGCTGCTGGGCTGCTTGGCCGGCGAGTTGCCTTCGTTGGGGATGTGCAGCCGCTGATTGGGCTGCTCACCGCGCCACGCAACGAGTGCGTCGGCGTATGCCTTCAGATGGCCCGGGTCAGACGACTCCGGGCCGGCGAGGATTTCGGGAGGGACAGACGTCGCCGCAGCGACCTCCGCGCGGGACTTCGCAGCCTTCAGATCCGCGACCTCCTTGGTAAGGCGGTCGCGCTCCTCCTGACGCTTCTGTTCCTCCGACTTGTCGCGGTCCTCAATTTCCTGAATCCGCTGGGCGAGCTCGTCGGCGCGCTTCTTCTCCGCTGCCGCCGCCTCCCGCTCTGCCTTCAGCGCCTTGAGACCGTTCTCTCCAAGCTGCTCATCCGATTCCGGCGTCGCGCCATCTTCGGGCTGAACCTCAGGGGTTTCCTCAGCCATTCGTTCCTCCGTAGACATGCGGCGTCGCACCGCGAATAGCCCGACACCGTCGCGGTGGCGGGAAGAAAGGTGTGCTGTTACCGGACGGGTAGGTCGCGTCCGATGCCAGCGCCCTCTGCGTAGAGGCGCTTGTACAGCTCGAGGTCGTAGTCCTCGGGGTAATCGCTTCTGCTGCGGATGATGACTTGCACGCAGTCGCAATGGTCGTGATAGCGGTTACCTGGCCCGCCAGCCGCAGCTTGAGACCCGTATACAGCGCCTCGTGATGCAAGCAGAACGCAGAACTGACACGTGTCCCTGCCCGAGGGCTGACGCGCCCAACCGGTCCGGACTGGGTCGCGCGTGGCGGAAGTCGCAACGGTGTCCCGACCTGCCTGCAAGATCAGGCGTTGCGCCGAACCCGTCAAAGCGACAAGAACAGACGCAGGATCCGGCTCGTCAGCAAAGAGCGGGCCCACGAGAAACCGGACCGCCCCCTGCGCCTGCTCTGTGCTCGCCGGATCCGCCAGTGCGGCGCGGAACGCCGCGGCGGACGGTGGAACGTCGCGCAATGCGTCGTACCAGTCGGCACCAAGCACTGCAGCGGCGTCACCGTAGGCGGCAACGAGCTCTGGGAAGAACTCAAGCAGCGCGTCGCGCACCGCTTCGGGGCTACCCGCAACGTTCAGCGAACGCCAGAAGTCCTCAAGGTCACGCTGCGCCAGCGTCGCCAGGGATTTGTTCGCCTCCCGGAACTCCGCCACCTGCTGCGCTGTCGCCATCCCGAACCCCCCGCGCTGCTTCAACCAAAGCCGTCAAACGAGAGCCGCGTTGAGCGCGATCGCGTTCAGCCTGGAACTGCACGATGTCCTCGAGAGGCAGGCCGGCATACTTCATTCCGACGGTCGACGAGCCGAAGCCCTCAATACTCGACGCCAGCTTGGAGAACGCGTCCGCACGCGCCGAAGGCGAAACGATCGCCGGGTCGGTGAACTGAGAAGACATAGCCCGCAACTCGTCCGACGAACCACCACCATCTCGCAGCCGCACCGCAAGCTGAAACGCTTTCACAGCGCCACGTCCCCACACGCGGTTCGCGTCACGAACATCGACGATCAGATCCTCTTTGGCCGCGTAGATCGCGTCCGCGCTCGACGGGTTCGACGAATCCGAGAACTTCACATCCAAGTTCTGATCGTCGGCGAACATCGCCTGAATCAGGCGCATCTGGTCCGCGTGAGGCTGAGGCGACGCACCCGAGAACCGATGAATGTCGATCTTCTCTTCGCCCTCGGTGTCGATCGCGTTCATGCGCCCCATGAGCGCAGTCCACTTGTCGTCACCGATGTACTTCGTCACGTCAGCACCGAACAGCCAGTACTTCTCGGCCGAATAGAACTCCGCGGACACCTCAGCCCGAAGAAGCGTCCTCACCGCAGCATCCGTGAGTCCCATAGCGGTGCGCGTGATCCGCGACTGACCGAACGGGCGCTTGAGAAGCGGACGGTAAGGCAGCCGAGCCACCGAAACCTCATCCAGCCGGTTCCGAATCCACGAAACCTGCCACTTACCCCGCCGCGAAATCATGTACACCCGCTCGGGCGTGTACATCACCATCTCCGACGGCACAGACATGTCGTCAAGATCGATGACGGACAGGAAACCACTGATCGCCCGACGGCGACGATCCCAAGTTGCCCCGGAATCCTCCGCCGCACGCGCCAGAATCAGAACCTCGGGCTCCCCCGACTGGACATCGCCCTCAGTGACGGTCAGGAACGCGCAAGAGTTCACCGCAGAAGACGTACGCGCCTGCGGGAACTCCTCAAAGAAGTGATTCTCGGCCAGGAGACCAGACATACCGAACGGATCAGCAGCGCCATCGGGCGAAACGAACCCCTCGAACTCCGAACGCCCCGTGACAGCGTGCACGCCCTTCGCGATCCACTGGAGGGGCGTGTACGCGCGCTGCATCTGCGGCGGAACCGCGATACCGAAGTCCTTCAGCGCGTTCTTGCCCTCGTAGTAGACCGTCCGCAGCAGATTCCGCCGCCGCTTCTGAGCCCACGTCGCGTACAAGGACTTGAAAAGATCCGCATCAGGCCCCTCAATGGGCACATTCGGAGCGGTGGCGTCGATAACCGTCACAGAAACACCGCCTTACGTTCTCGGTCGCCACGAGGCTTCCGCTTAGTCGTCCGGGACCCCCACAGGGCCAAACTCACAGCCTCAAATGGCGTCTCATCGCCATTTGGAACAGTCGAAACGAACCCGCCACGCTTATCGGTATCCGTCACAGCGACCGAAGCATCCAAGACGGCCTGCCCCTCAGACGCAAGATGCGTCGCGGTCCCAGCACGGAAAGCCTCAAGAGACATCGCGCACGCCTGCAGATACTGCGGGGTGTTAGCGACCACGATCATCGAAGACGGAACTCCACGATCCGTGAGCAGCTTCGACAGAACCCCTGCGCCAGCCGAACCCGCGAGCACGAACACCGCCGCGGACTTCCAACGCTCAGCAAGCCAATCGGATAGATCACCCAGACCGGCCTCGACGTCCTCTGACACCGCGTCGATGAGCTCCACGTGCACGCCCTCCGGATGCAGCACCGAACCAGCCACCGCGACCCGGTCCCCCTTGAACGAGAACGCAACCGCGTAAGAATTCACGCCTTCTGGCTTTGATTGCCGCCCAGCATCAGTCCAAACACTCTCGGAAAGCGCCCGCGAGCCCTGCTGGTCCGAATCCCAAATGCCGAGAGCCTCGCGTCGCCACGACTCTGCAGACGGCAGGTTCTTCCTAAGGCGCAGCATCGAACGCAACGGCGTCCGGTGCGGATAGGACGGGTTAGCAATAGCCCACTGCTCCCGATCATCCGGGTCAGCATCGGGATCCGCCGAACATTCGATGTACACGGCGTCGGCCTCAGGCTTATCGCCCCGCGCAAACGCAGCCTCAACCTCAAGAGCATCCCGACGACGCGCCTTGAACGCCTCACCAGGATCCACAGGACGCGGCGGCGTGCCCATGAAGAAAAGCAGAGCGCCGGCCGGATGACGCGACTGGTTCGTCGCCGCCACCATGTCCTCGAGCGCCTTCTCCGTCAGGATCTGCGCCTCGTCAAAGACCTCGACGTCGACCTCATCGAAACCCCGACCGAAGCCCTGCTCACGAGCGCCGAACATGATGACCGAACCGTTCGTGAAGTGCACCTCTTGCTCGCCATTCACCGCGCGAACACTCTTCACATACGGGGCGACCGCCTTGCGCCCAACCATGCCCCGCAGCGTCCCGAAAGTCTTCGAAGCAGTACGCGTCCGATGCGCAGACCACAGCACCGTCAGACCCGGAAAAAGTGTGCACAGGGCAACAACGATCCGAAGCACCAAGAACGTCTTCGCCACCTGACGCGGAATGCTCAACGTCACGCCACCGACAGTCGCTGCGTACTCGCCGTTCGCACGCTTGCCGAGAATGAGCTTCCCCGCACCGCGCTGCCACTCATCAAACGAGTCACCGAACTCAGCACACCGAGCCTCAACCGCCGGCCACCCCGTCGACACAATCCCCGACGGAACAATCACATGGCGAGCAACCTCAGATAGCTTCCGCGTCGAACGCTTCATCGGCGACGTTGGCGGCATCTGACGCCTCCTCGGCGATCTGGCGCTGCAACGCCTCGATCTCCTTCGAGATCTCAATCTGACGGCGCGACAGCGCCGCAAGATCCCGCGGGGATGTGTTCTCGTTATCCAACGCCCGCGCAATGATCCGGCGCATCTGAATCAACTCATCAACCCGCGAACCCTGATCCGCAGCCTCGAGGACCGACGTAATCTTCTTCGCCGGCTTCTCATCCGCACCCACCGCCCGCAACGGCCTCTTCGAACTAGTCACAAGCTCACCGCCTTCGGTGTGGAAAAAGCCGGGGGGAGATTGGCCCATTGCCTCGGGCGTGCCGGGAGATCGAGGGGCGGGGGTGGGTGGCCAGGGTGTCGGCGTGAGCTCGAGCGATGTTGATGTGCTCGAATGTGTGTGCCGGTGTCACCAACCGTTTGATGCAACGATCGTGCGTTGTTCTGCCTGTTGTGGTTGCCCGTGCCACTTCGCTCGGGCTTCAGCGAGCGTCATGGTCCCCTTCCACCGGTTGTGGTTCCGGTGCATGAGGTGGCAGTTGGCTCGGTCGTATGGGGATCCGCCTCGGATGCGTGGGATGTCTTCGTCTACCACTGGGGATAGGGGGTGAGGGATGCATCCGGGGCATGGGGGTTTGTTGGGTCCGGGGGTGCAGTTCTTGGCGTGCTGCCCGGGGGTGTATCGCAGTGTCTTGTCTACGGGTTCGTCGCAGAGCGCGCAGTAGTGTTCTTCGGCGAGGACGCGGCGGCGTAGTTCGCGGCGCCTGTGCCCGTTGGCGTTGTGTGTGTGGGTGGGCATGTGATGCTCACCCCCGTGCGGTTTAGCCGGTGACGCAGCCGAGCGCTTCCATCGCGTTCTCGTGGTCGGATGATGCGCCGTCTGGTTGCAGGTATCCGGAGAACTCTGCGGCGTATGCGTCGACGGACAGGTATGCGAACTCGCCATCAGTGGTGGGGTCTTGCTGTGTCCACCAGACGGCTTCTTGTCCGTCCTCGAGGCCGGGTCCGACCATGACTGCGGCGACGAGCCATGAGTCACCATCGGGGTCGGCTACTGCTGCGGCCGAGTCGATGGTGATGTTGTCTTGCTTCTGGTCGAGCCCCCACTGCAACCCTGCGATTGCGCCTGCGCTCACTTCGAGGCAGGTGCTTCCGGGTTCCGGCGTCTCTGTGGGAGCGGCGGTGGGCGCGCTCGTTGCGGCGCATCCAGCAAGGAATAGCGCGGACGCGATGATGGCTGGTGCTGTGGCTCGACGCATGGCGAGCATCCTAACCGTTACAGCTTGAGCGCGATGACGGTGACGTTGAGCGTGATTCCGACACCGATGACTGCGCTACTGCGCACGCGTACCGTTACTGCTTCCTTGGTCTTCGTGGGGAAGCCGACGATGGTGAACAGGGAAAGGTTGGGCGCATCGATGACCGGAACCGGCACGTAGTTGGTGTCCGGTGCGGACGCGTCGAACGTCACGAGGATGTCGGTAGTTGCGCCGGCTGCCATGATCAGGCTGGCCTTTGATGCGCGACCGGAGGTGACTGCTGGCATGTAGTTTTCGAGCGCCGCGGAGCGTGAGGCGAGGGCAGCGTCCGCAGCTTGTCGTGCTGAAGTCTCTGCAGCGATCGCTGCTGCCTGCTTTGCCTGGTTCGTGGCGTCCGCATCGGCTCGGGCCCGTGCTTCTTCGGCGTCAGCGTTGGCGCGCGCAATCGCTTCCCCGTCGATGTCTTCTTCGACGGTCGTGATGCGTGCGGCGAGTTCGGCGTCAGAGGCGGCGAGTCCAGCAGTTGCGATCTCAAGCTCGGTGTCTAGGCGTGCGAGCTCGGTGCCAACGGATGTGACCTGCGCACCGATGCTGTTCAGCTGGGTGCGCGTGGCCTGATCCGCTGAGGTGTTCGCCGCAAGAGCGTTCACCGTGTCGGCCAGGTTGCCGTTCAGTGTTCGTAGGTCGCCGGTCAGTTGAGTGACGATCGCTGCGAGGTCCGTGAAGCGCGGGTCGCGGTTGAGGACCATCTGCCGTGCGTTGTCCGCGGTTGCCTGTGCTTTCGCGGCAGCTTCAGATCCGGTCTGAGTGCCGATATAACCGCGGCGGCTCATGCGCGGGCCACCGAAACGACGGCGTCCGCTTCCGAGATGAGTGCGATCGTCACGGTCGGCATCGGCGGGACCGGCACTTCGGACCATGTCGCGATAGGAACCACGATCGACTTCGGGTCGGCCGGGACGATGCTTGTGCCGCGGCGGGCGTAGACGGGCTTCGTTGCCTCGATTGCGGTGACCTGAACGGGCCGGAGGTAGTAGGGGTAGGCGAGTGCGACCTGCACGGTGGTGATGGTGCCGGCGGTTAGCTCTACTTTGTGTTCGCCCTCGTCGTCGATCTCGATTGTGTAGTCAGCCAAGTGGCACCTCCGGGGGAAGGGTCAGTCGCGGTGCAGGTCGTTGCTGATGGCGTCGCAGCAGAGTGCGGCGGAGATGACGGATCGCCATTCGCAGCCGCAGGATTCGCAGTGGTGCCAGGGTTCGGGGTGGAACGTGGCGGCGTACTTCTCAGACGCGCCCATTAGTAGTCGCCTCGGGATAGTGCCCAGACGGACACGCGTCGCCATGTGCTTTGGATGACGATGACAATGGCGGCACCTGCTGCGATGGCGGCTAGGTGCGTGATCATTCGTCGTCCTCGTTCCAGATGTCGTCGTAGTGGGTTCGGAGCATGTCTGATAGTCCGAGGCCGACGTGGTAGGGCATTCCTTCGGCGAATTCGGCGTAGTAGCCGGTTGCGTCTCGGGAGTCGAGGTCGGTGTTGAGGTGGGATGCGTGGAGGACGTATCCGGTGACGATCGACCCGTCGCATTCATCGGCGACGTGTGCGGAGAGGGCTTCGTCGAGGGCGCGTTTGGTGTCTGCGCTCAATCGTCGTCGCCTGCTTCCTGGCATACGAGTAGGTGTTCGCCTTCTGGGTATGGTTCGACCCAGTCGACGCGTCGTTTCACGTCACCGAGTAGCACGGGCACACCGTGATCGGTTCGCGCATTCATCACCGTTCCAACCGTTTAGGGGATGAGGTGTCTCACGTCGGCGATGTTCTTGACTCCGCCGGCTACTTCGACGAGTTGCGGCCAGAACCTTGCCGCGCAGCTTCCGCAGTACGTGAGGTACTGGGTTCCGACTGGGACGAGGACGTACGCGCGTACGGATGGGCCGCACCTGTCGCATGTCTCGTCGTCCATGGCGTGTCCCCGTTCTTGGGGGTGGGAGATCAATCAGGGGTTTGTGTCCGCCATACTCGGCCGCGCGTATCTAAGGTCAGGCTCGTTCGCCCAGTGAGATGTGTTTCGCGGGTTGGCGGATACAGGTTCAAGGAGTGCTCGTCGCAGCGGCTCCGGCTTCGTTGAGACGGTTCGCGTACTGCTGAACGGATGCGACCAGGTTCACCTTTACGGCGCGTGAAGGCCTGATCGCTTCGCACGTAGTAGCTGCGATGGCGAATATGCCGTACGCGAGGCCTAGCGCACCTACGCCGATGAAAGCACCTGCAACTAAGCAGGCGAGGAATTCCAGAGCCGTCATCGGACGACCCTTCGGGTTGTCCGGTTCTTGACGACGTTGCTGCGTACCCATGCGCGGCATTTCGTGCAGGAGTAGAGCGCGTATTCGGTGAGTGCCGTGTATGCCGAGTCGCCCTCTGACTTGAGCTTCGGGTTGCCGCACGTGGGGCAGCCTGTGTCGTTGTTGGCGATGAGCGGCAGGTTCACGCCGGACGGAAGCCACGGGAGGAGACGAAGGTACAGCTTCTCGGTGAGCTTCACGTCCTGAACGCAGTACCGCTCCATGAGCTTCTGCGCCTTCGCGTCACCCGCGATCGCTTCAGTCCAGAGCGTCATCCCGCCGGTGCTGACCTTCGCGCCGAGCCCGAGACCCTGGGCAACAAAGTCGAGTTTCTTCGATATGGGCCTGAACTCGCGTCGCACGACCTTGAGGAGGTCGATGGACTTGTACGGCTTCGGGCGAGGTAGACCGAGTCGCGCGAACTCCCAGTTGAGGTGCTTCACGTCGAAGTTGTCACCGTTGTAGGTGATGAGGACGTCGGTCTCACTGAGGAGGCGGTGCGCAGCGCGGACCATTCCGTCTTCACCGTCAGCCCATTCGCTGTAGTGCTGGGCGGGTTCGCCGAGGAACTTGGCGCCGAAGGACAAGAGCCCGCCGGGTCGGATGATCTGGTTGAGGCCGACGTTCTGGTTGAACAGTCCCCACACGCGGGCTTCGGTTGGGCGCGTTTCGATGTCGAGGGTGAGGACTCGGATGCGGCGCACGTCGGCGTGCAGTCGCAGCCCGGCGAGGTCGGCGGTGAGTGTCATGCGTCGCCCTCACGCATCTCGATGATGCGTTCCCTCGTGATGGGGATCCCGTTCTTGCGCAGGACTGTGGACAACGGGTTTGGTTGCAGTGTCCGGTCGTTGATTGCTTCGAGGACCATGTCGCGTTCTTCGGGTTCAGCGATTTCTAACCACTGGTCGAAGGTGCGGGGTTTGGCCGCTCTGAGCTCTTGGAGTTCGTTGGCGAGTGCCACGGTTCGTGTCCTGTCAGTGAAAGGGGACGACGGCAGTGTGGAGTGGAGTTGTGTGAGTGGTGGCCGCGACCGGTAGGTCGGCTCCACCTTTTGACGCCTGGGACGCTAGAAGCGCATTGGCGTATTTGTGGGTTCTCGTCGCGCGCACCCGCGTCGAGATGGTCGGCCGGCCCGTGTCACGTGGGCGGCCATTCCCTCAACCGAGCATTCGCCGCTTTGCCAAGCGAGCCACCCGGGAGGAATGAGTAAAGCCGCCCGGTCATGTTTAACCTTGGCGGCTTGGAGTTTGGCTCTGGTTACAGTTCTCGAGCCTCGTGGCTCACTGTATCACAGTCTTGAATTAGTTTGTGCGCGGTCTTCCCCTTCGTGTGTCGGATCTTGCTTTGCGGAGATCTGCAAGGTTGAACCATCCTGCGTTGCCGGGTTTGAGGAATCGGACTTTGCCGTCAGCTACCCAGCGGTAGATGGTCGGTTTCGATTTGCCGGTGACTTGCATGGCTTCCTCAAGCTGCACCCAGTCGTCTAGTGCTCCCAACCTTCACCTCCGCGCGTCTCATTTCCGCGGCGACGAGCTCAACGAGGGTGCTGAATTCGTCGTCGGTGTAGGTGCGCGCGCATTCGGTGCATGCGATCTTCACGGCGTCGTCCTGGAATCGGGGCGGGTCGTAGCGGATCGTTTCGCCGGAGCAGGATTGGCAGCGGAGGTGACGAACAGGGCGCGCTTTGTCCTCGATCGGCCAACGTGCGGACGCTGTTTCGACTTCGCGGGTGAACTGCTTCGCCACCCCTGCCCCGTAGTCGTCGTTCGCGACATCCTCAAGGTCAGCCCAGTACCGCAACTCCCCCGACAGCCTCGAAATCTCCTCAGCGGCCAACCATGTCGGCGGCAACCCCAGCGGATGATCGGACGACGGCGAACGGATCTCGTTCACCTCGCCCTTGATGTACCCGGCCGCATGCAACCAGGGGACGATAATCATTGATCGGTGGATGGCGGCGCGGAACCGGTCGAACTCGGACCATGTCAGGTATCCGACATCAGCGTGATCGGTCATTGCGGATAAGCCTTTCGCTCATGTTCCGGAAATATCAGTCGGTGGGGCATAGTCCGGTCCGGTCGAATGGTGACGGCGATCGGCGCGTTGCTCGTAGCCGCGGACGTTCCGGTCCAACCGTCGCAGGGCCACTCGTGCTCCGTTCTCGATCAGGCGCTCCATGTGTCGATGCAATGCCTCGAACATCACCGAGATATCCGTCATCCGCTTGCCGGTCTCCAAAGCGACCTCGAGCGCCCGCGCGTCGAGCGGGTTCATGACGAGTGCCGGCGACGACGAGTCGATGAATGCGCCGCTCTGCACGTAGAGGAAACCGCTGCGTGGGGCCACGAGGGACTCGATGATCGGGACATCACCGTACGAGCGCAGCGTGCCGGACTCCGGGTCGATGATCAGCTCAGCCACGGTTCTCCTCCCCGGTCGGCTCGGTGAGGAGCTTCTGGATGTCGGCGTCAGTCAGGGTCTCGTTCGGGTCCATCCACCCTTCCGATCGGAGCATCTCGATGACGGCAGCAGCCCACTGGTACGGCGCACTGTAGGGCTGCTCCTTGCGGGTCTTCACAATGGCCTTCGCCGCCCTCTCGTAGAGTGCCGAGTCCGGCCCTCGCTGTGTCAGATCGCTCATCGTTCTCCCTTCGTGACGGCGGCGTACCACTCGTCGAACTCGTCGAATGCGTCTCGCCCTTCGCCGTGCATGAAGCCAGCGAGTCCGGCCATGTCACGCAGCGTTGCCGTGTACTTCTCGACTGCGTCGGGGCTCACCGCCCCACACCATTCGTGTGGATTGGAGGAAGGGGACGATTCGGGCAGTCCTTCAGCGGGTTATGGGTGAAGCCGCACACGGTGCAGTCAGTCATCGTTCGGCCTCTTCCTCGTCGTCGTCATCGGTTCCGTTTTCGCGCCAGTCGTTCTGCCACGACGAATCGTCCTGGGCGTCGTAGTGGGAGTAGCGATGACCGATCGACTCGGTGCACACGGTCCCCCACGGGCCGGGCTCGGCGCACTCGTGGCGAGAGAGCGAACGGGCTATCTTCTCGTTGTCGCGCTCGAAGTACGTCTGACCGCTCATGCCGCACCCCCATCGGTATCGGTACTGATGGCGATGATGGGCATGTCGGGTCGCATCATCTTGAGTTCCGAGATTGGGTCAATGTCGGTGTGATCCTGCCGGTCGAGCGCGGCGACGGAGACCTTCTCGCCGTACTTCGGGTACAGGGTTGCCATCCACGCGTTCACGTCGTCGAAGGATGCGATCTCGGGGATCGGTTCGGATGTCAGATCCGGGTGCTGGGCCCGCAGCGACGGCTCGCACTCTCGCGACAGACGAGGCAGCTGGTGAGTCATCGGCGTCGAGCCCGTCATGAACCCGAGGAGCTCGTAGAACGCTCCGACCCCGTCCAGCGCGACGTGGATACCGGTCGCTGCGGAGATGACGCTGCTGATGTGAAACTCTCGAGATTCGGTCATGTTGTGCCTCCCTGTGCACTGGACTCGGCGGGTGCGCAGGTGCACAGTTCCGCCCGGATCTTCTCTTCGTCGCCCTTTGCGCGGATGGTCCAGCCGTCTCGCTCGAGCTCGCGGCGCTCCTTCGCGTTCTGCGCGAGCTTCTTCCACGCCTGCTCGGCCGTAGCTGCCGCGATACTGCCGTCCGCGCGGACTCCCGAGTACCAGCCATCTACGTGCTGCTTGGTCGGGCAGACCAGCAGCCATGCGGTCGGAATCTCAACGGTGGGCATCGTCATCAACCTCCTGATTCGGGCTATTCCGGTCGTTACGGCGACGCAGCGCTTCCCCGAGTCGGCGGAGCCGCTCCCGCCTTGCGACCTGCTCTGCCGTGCGTGTGATGACCGGTTCGCGGCCACCGATGGAGGTCCACTCGTTGCCGGCTTCGTCGACGTACTGATCGATCGAGGTCCCGGAGCCGAACAGGCTCCGCCCCGACGAGACGAGTTTGAGAATCATGCCGCCTGCTCCTCTCGGATTTGCTCGAGCAACAGCTGCCCGATGTGCTGCGTGTACGCCGGCGGGATGGCCTCTGCGATCCCGTGGCGGTCGTCGGTCCAGTCGATGCCCATCGCTGCCTGCCAGTCGGCGACGGATCCCTTCCCGCCGCCCTCGCCGTAGACCGCGACCATGTCGCCGTCGTAGCGGACCCCGTGCCGCCACCCCGAGACCCGGTGCCCCTTGTGCGAGGGGTGCACGGGTGCTGCAGCCTCCCAGCCGCCGAGTTCGAAGTACCGGTGCCGGAACACCTTGAGGCCGAACATGAGCCCGCAGAGTGTCATGTCGCGGCGGAGGGGTGAGCCCTGCACGTTCTCGATGACGTACGGAAGGCCCATCTGGTCGAGGAGGTCACGGGTCGGTTCGATGAGCAGCGGCCACTCGTTGCCGTGGACGGCTTTCAGTGCCGTGTACCCCTGGCAGGGTGGGCTGGCGCCCGCGGCGGTGAAGTCATGCAGCCACAGGAGCTCCACGCGCCCGTCCGGGTGTGTGAACGGAATGGCTTCACCGGCGATGAGGCGACGCATGACGTCGAGGGCATCGCCCTGGTGGAACGGGAACGGGTAGTACGGCTGCGGGTCGATGTCGACGCCGTAGACGGTGAACCCGGCCCGCGTGTACCCGGTAGATGCGCCGCCCTGGCAGCAGAACAGGTCCAGGAACCTAGGCACTGGCCGTCCTCCCATCCTGTTGGATGATGTGCTGCGGCTCAGAAGGGGGTCTGGTCGTCGACATATGCGGCGCCTCCTGTGCCCCAGTCATCGGCGGCCGGCGTGGTTGTGGTGTTGGCGGCGTCCCACGTGTTTGATGCGGCTTTGGCGGCTCGTGGGATGACGCCGAGGGTGGCGAATTTGAGTCGCAGCTGTGCGCCGGTGGTGTTGTCGTTCTTGGTGTAGACGTTGATTTCGGGCTGACCGGTGATCGTGACCAGTTCCCCCTTGCGTGCTGCTTGGGTGATGGCGATCGCGTCGTTGCCCCAGAACGCGGCCTGCACCCACAACACGTCGCCTACGTCTTCGAACTGGCCGGTGTCGCGGTTCTTGCGGCGTGCCTGGTGGGGGACGGTGACGGTTGCGACTTGCTGGCCGTTGACGTCGCGGATTTCGGGGTCCTTGGCGACGAATCCTTCGATGGTCATGGTTGCTTTGCTCATGCCTGGTTCTCCTTGAATCTGTTTGCGAGGGCGTCGATGAGGTCGGGACGAAAGCCGGACCAGTGTTCGCCGGTGGTGTCGTTGACGACGACGGGTGCTTGTTGATGTCCGAGTGCGATGACGTGTTCGAGTGCGTGGCTGGTGGTTGCGAGGTCGACGGTGACGTATGGGATTCCGGCCGCGTCGAGTGCCCGGTGTGTTGCTGTGCATTGGACGCAGGCGGGTTTGGTGTAGAGCGTGATCATGCGGTTCTCCTTTCAGCGGACCGGTCACGGTTGGCGGGGAGTTTGGCGGCGCGTCGAACGTCACCGACATACGACTTGAGTTCCCCGGTCGTTTCCGCAATCGCACGGTCGCTGTACCCCTGTCGTACGAGCTGCAGTACCCAGGAGCGTCGGTCGCGTGGTCGGAGTTCGTTGATGACGGCGGTGGTGATGATGTCGGCGATGTTGGTGCCGCGGTCGTCTGCGATCGTTGCGAGTCGCCCCCAGACGTTTGGGGGGAACCGCATCATGAGTTCGATGGGTTTGGTGTTCATGGGGTTGCCTGTTCTTGTGCGCATCGGTGGCATGGGAGCGGGTACCCGGTGTGGATGTCGCATTCGGGTTCCCGCTCGGGTCTGGATGCGGGTCTTGTTGCTCGGAGTGAGGTGCGGATCTCGTCGGGGTTCTTGGTGATGGAACTGAGGACGTACCGCTGTGGGTGTGTGACGTCTCCGCCACGGGCGAGGATCTCGGTTGCGATGCGCATGGCTTCGGTTGCTGATGCCGGTGTCCCGGCTTTCGCTTCGATATGCGTGCGCAGCTTTTTGGGGTCGATTCCGAGACCCTGAATGATTGCTGCCGACCGCTGTTCCGCCTGTCTGTCTTCTCCGGACTGACTGACGTAGTCAGTTAGTGGTCGGGTCGGGACGGGACGGGACGGGGCTTGATTTGTCACTAGATCGGATCCAGATACGGGCCGGATTCTCATCCCCGCTTGTTCGGGTGTGCGCTGCCCCTTCTTCGAGTTGCACGCGCGGCATGCGACAACGAGGTTCTCGAGCGTGTTCGGTCCGTAGGGGTTGATGTGGTCGTACGTCCCACCACCCGTTCCCTTGCGGTCCGCCCAGTTCACGTGGATGCCGCAGTACCGGCAGGCGCCTCCATCGCGGCTACGGATCGCATCGCGCAGTTGCGGGTTGCGGGAAAGCTCCTGACGCCGCTGGTCGGACGCGCGCGTGGCCTCTACTTGCTGGCGGGTCGGCTGGTAGACATCCCAGTCATGGAACGTCCAGGTCTCCCCGTCGATGTCCCAAAGGCCCGCCAAGACCAGCTCGGTGGCCGCGTCGCGCGTTGCGCCTAACAGCCGAAGTGTCCCGCGCTTGACGACGCCGTCGGTCAGGTGTCCAGCGCAGTACGAGCCGGCTCTTACCCAGAGGGCGACGGCTTCGTCGGATAGCTCGAGGACTTTCGGGTGGGACCAGAACCCGTCATCGATCTTGAACCAGGTCATGTGTTGTCCCCCTCACGCGTGGAACTCGAATGCGTCGATTTCGGCGATCCAGCGTGCGTTTCGGTCGCGGATGAACCCCGGGCATTCGTTGTTGACGACGCCCCAGGGGTTGCGGCACCGACCGCACGCGTGGGGTCGCTCTTCCTTCGCCTGGGTTTCGGGTGCGGGCAGTGGGAGCAGTCCGGTCATGCGAGTGCCCACAGGATCATGTGTGACCGGTGGCCATCGGGTTTGGTGGTGCCGACGTCCTTCACGTGCCCGGACTCGACGAGTTCGTGTCGTGCTGTGCGGAGGCGTGAGTCACTGAACCGGTAGCCGTAGTCCCAGCGTGCTTTGATCGCGATCTGGGTGTCGGTGAGTGGTTTGCCGGCGTCTTCGAGGATGCGTGCGACGGCGTATTGGGATGCGGCGACACGGTTCTCGGTGGTGTCTGCTGCGGTGTGTGAGGTGGTGGGATCGGTTGCGCGTGCTCTCGGACCAGCTGCCATGCTTGTGATGCTCATTCGTTCGTCCTCCTAGACGGGATGAGTAAAGGGCCCGTCGTACTGCGAATACGACGGGCCCTGCTTGCTTGCGGTGCGGCTACTCGATGCCGCCGATGAGTAGTGCGATGAGGTCGTCGACGGTCATGGTTACGTACTGGTCGCCCGGGTTGGCCGTGCCTCGACGCTTGTGCACGACCGCACCGAGTAGTGCGTCGTCGTTGCCTGCTTCGACCTGTGCCTCACGAACCCAGCCGGACAGGTCAAGCCGTGACACGTCCTTGCACTCGATGACCACCCGGCGACCGAAGAACCGAACACCTCCGATGTCGCCGCGGTCTTTCGTGCCGGTCTTCACGCGTCGATCGATGCGGTCGTCCTCGAGCTGGATTGCGAGGTAGTCGGCGATGCTGCGTTCGAATCGTGTGCCCGCCTGTTTCGCGGACTGTCTTGAACGGGTCACTGTGATGCCGCCAGTTCCTTCGCACGCGCATCGAACGCGCCCTTCACCGTCGGGATGCTGTCGAGACCGCCACTCACCACGCGGCCCCACAGTTTGTCGAGATCCGGGACGCTAGGTGCGTTCGTGAGTGCGGTGATGGCCTTCGCGGCACGGTCATCAGCCGGCGGTGCATCCGGAAGCGGCTGCACAACGAACGGCGCCCGCTTGCCTCGAGTTATCGTGAGGCTGACAGTCAGCGGCTTGTCGAGATCCGACATGTGGCTAATGCGAACCCCGCCCGTCACGTCCTTTCCGAACCGGATCGTGGTGTCGTTGTACAGCGTGAGTCGGCGGCCGATGTAGGTAGAAGCCTCAGCGCTCCACGCAGCGACGAGCACCCTCCTCATCGATTTCCCCGGACGGAAAGTGCGGCCAGGGAACTCTGCCACATGCAGAAAAACCGGCTGTTCCGTAGTTCCCGCCTCCACATTAGTGATCGTCACTGTCCGCGGAACCATCACATCGTCCGCATTAATCTGCTGGCTGTTCGCCTGGATCGTCGATGAAATGTCCATCAGGCGTCCTCTCTTTCCTTGTCCATGAGCGAGTACGGCATGTGGATGCGTCGGAACGCACTGACCGCCTTGTCGGCCTCCTCGAGGGAGGTGAAGTACCCGAGGTAGTGCTGCTTTCCCCGCACTGTTGCTTTCGCCATCCACTTGCCTCGCGGCTCGTACCAAGAGACGCCGCGGACGCCGGACGTGTTGCTCGAGCGGTTTGCCGAAAGGTTTTGCTTGTTCTCGCCGTCCGTCAGCGGGCGCAAGTGATCCGGGTTCACGCATAGACGGTTCCGGCACGCGTGATCGATCTGCTTGCCCTCGGGGATCGGGCCAACATTCAACTCGTACGAAACCCGGTGAGCGGTCCGATTTCGGCCTCCGAATCGGATAGCCCCGTAGCCGATCTTCATGACCGTGCCGCGCCAGAGCCAGCAACCCTCCGTCCGTTCGACCCGGTTCCAGAAGCGCGCCTCATCCTGCCCCGTCAGGAGGAAAGGAGCGTCCATGTCGGCACCCTTTAGGGCCCGCCTGTAGTGGGCGTTGCAGTAGCCTTTGGCGTACAGGGCGCGGACACAATCTGCGTATGCGCACCTCTCGCTCATATCCGGATCTCCGCATCTGCGAAATGGTCGACCCGGGGCGCGATCGGAGCACCTGCAGACGCCTGCTCGAAGATGCTGATCTGAAGGGCAACTTCCTTCTCGAACGATTCGAGGGCGGCCCGGATTGCGTCTTGCCATCGCGGGTCCGGGTAGACGCGTTTGACGAACAGCGGCCACCCGCCGGCGTATGAGCAGTAGTCCCACCACTTGCGGCCGAGGACGAGCATGAGGGCTTGAATTTGGGCCATGTTCTCGACTGGCACGGCCTGTGTGAGGAAGGCTTTGAGCTGGTGCGAGGGCTTGCGGCTTTTGATTTCGATGCCGCCGTCTTCGCCGACGAGACCGTCAGGTGACGCGCCGAGCTTGTGTCCGTTGATCTCTCGGACGGCAAATCCGATCTCTTCGACGGGGGCATAGGTACGGGCGTAGAGGTCGCGAGCCAGTGGTTCGTCCAACGTGCCGCGCTGCATGTCCATCGTGGGGTGGACGTACTCAACGTGCCCAGAGATCCTTTCGGCGGCGAGGGTGCGGATGGCGTCACGCGAGGTGTCGTTGTTCGCGACCTTGAGCGTGCTGGGCGTGATGAGTCTGCCGATGACTGAGGCGGTGGGGAGTCCGCATCTGGCCTGCAACCATTCGGGGCTGCCTTGCTCAAGCTCGGCATAGACGGTGAGGGTCATTGCTGCTCCTGGAATTCGTGGCCGCATTCGTAGCAGATGCCTTCACGGTCGATGAGGACGCGGATGTGGCATCTGGGGCAGTCGGCGTGGAAGTTTGGGTCTCCGGCTTTGACGGGCCAGTAGAGGGATGCGGGGCCTTTGCGTAGTTCGGCGAGTAGTTCGCCGGCGCTCAGGTCGTCGATGTGCTGCTGTGTCTCGAGTACGTACTCGACGGCTTGCCAGAATCCGGTTCTGAATCCTTGCCGCCATGAGACGCCGAACGTGTGACCTGTTTTGGCGTATGCGGTGTCTTCGAGGGTGGCGGCGGTGAGTGCGTGGTGTTCCCGGATCTGCGCCATGTCCGGCGTGGCGTTCATCGCAGGACGCCCAGCATTGCGTCGATCGCTCGGTCGGCGAGGATGTCCAGCACCACCCATGCTTCGTCGTCGCTCATTTGCGTCTCCTTGGGGTTTCGCTGACGTGTAGTGCGTATGGGACGAGCAGGGTGAGGGTGGCGATGATGATGAACGGGTTGGTTGCGACAGCCATAAACACGGCTGTCACGGGTGCACCATGAACGCCGCGACGAGTAGGCCCAATCCGATGGGCATGAGCACTTCGCATGCGCGCCGGCACCACTGGTCGAATCGGTCACGGAACGCGAGTTTCCCCATGGGTAGGGGTTCGTGCCGGTTGGTGACGGCGAGGACGGCTAGGAACTCTTCAGCACGCGTCAACTCGTTCATTCGGTTTCTCCTTGCCAGTCGAGCCAGAGCCCGGGTCGACCATCCATGTAGTCCTCCGCAGCCCACCTGTCCGGGAACGCTTCAATGACACGGTCACGCACGTCACGCACAACCCACGGCGTACCCGATCTCATGACGCGGCCTGCTTCAGTGCCGTCTGGGCTTCCGCGCGCTCGAGGAGAAGGTAGAGGCCGTCCAACGCGGCTTTTGCGTATGCGTCCAAGTGCGGACGCGACTCGATCTCGATGATTGAGGCGAGGATCCGGTCCTCGCGTGACTCTTCACTCATCGCTTGCCTCCCGATGTTCGTTCCCTAGATGTGTCGGTGTGCGCATCCAGCCCGACGGTCTGGCGGGGGCAACAACTCCCGGCTCATGCATGCGCCGCCACTGATTGCCCGCGTGGCCCGGTCCTGCACCCCTATCCCCGCGTAACGGGGGTCACTAGCGCAGCCTGCGTTTGATTGATCTCCCACCCCACAGGCCCGCGCTCAAACCGAGACCCCGTCACTGGTGGTTCTATATGTCGCTGCCCGACTACTGACCGGCCCCTGAGCGGGGATCGGAATCCGTCAAACAGCTATGTGGTGTTCTTGTTCATCGCCGCTGATTGCGCGACGATTAGCGCCTAGTCCGGATGTGACACCGGAAAAGGCCGAGACGATGTGGTCTCAGGGGGACGGGTAATCCGCGGCCAAGCGATCCCACATCCGCGCGGTCTGCTCCTGAGAACGGGCAGACCCTCGAATGTTGAAGGCGTTCGTAGTGATGATGAGGACGGAAGAAGCCGTGACGAGAACGCTCGTGACCTGTGCTCCGGTGAAGATCATCACCAGGGCTGCGAGCGTGAAGAACACAGCCAGCGCGAAGAAGACGTTCGACACAATCCGAACGACCTTCGCCTCACGCCTGCTCTTGGTGGCCTTCGCGATGTAGTAGTCGGCGTTCATGATGCGCCGCCGAGTCGTTCAGCACGCGCCGTCATCCGCGCCTCATGCGCCACAGAATCCGACAACATCTGTCCCACACCATCCAGCGCATCGAACCGGGAGATGCCGGCCGGATCCGTCTCGGCGATACGAGGGGCGTTGCAGTAGGCGTCCGCGATCATCACACAGCCCCACACGACGAGCAGGCCGACGATCCAGAGGAGCAGTCCGAGGCCGTTCATGATGCCCTCCGCGCCTTGGAGCGGGCGGGCTGGGCGTACACGTCGACGGGCGGGGTAATCCGCGCCACCTCGTCGTCCGTGGTGTTGCTCTCAGCGAACCGCACGCCCAGGGCGGCGGACTCGTTGAGGTTGTAGGGGGTGATGCCCAAGCGAGAAGCGATCTTCTCAAGCTCGGATGCGATGTAGTCGGACTCGCCTTCCCATCTGCTCGCGGCAGTAGGTCGGCTGCGACCGATAACCTTCTGGAACTCCGTCCGGCTCAGTCCGAGGCGACCCCACTCGGCTCTGACTGCCGCAGCGAGCTGCTGCTTGTAGTTGAGGGCGGTAATTTCTGACATGGGTAGACCGTACGTCGGTAATTACCGCCATGTCAAGCGTGCGT